TTATCTGGCTTAATGAGAACGATGAACATTCTCATTAATTTATAAGCACCCTTTGGACAACTTTTTTTGAATGCGTGAAATATGTGTTTTATTTTTGTTTCTATTTCAATCTTTGTTTTATATTTAAACCAATCAGGGTTCCATGAAATTGCGGCATTGTCAATGTAAATATTTTTTAATTTTTCGTCTTCTGTTAAAAGCGTAAAATACTCTGCAGTATAACAAATATTCATAAGAAACGACTTAAGTGTGCAAGTAGTTAGATTTTTAAATAATCTAAATGGCTTTCTCTCTTCAACAAGAGTGTTTCTTACCTCATATGGCAGATAAGTTGCAATTATATCTACAAGTTCTAGAGGCAATTTGTCTAACATTTTTATATCAAACGACGCGGCCAATTGTTTATTAGTTTTTGCAACACAGGATTCCTCTTTTTTCATATCATTTATTTCCTTTCTCTCTTTGTCTAGTCTAGTTTGACTTTCAACTTTATCTTTCAACTCTGTATAATTAAAATACAGAACACACATATTTCTGCGTTCTTTTTTTAATTCCTTTTCTATTTCTTTCATCTCGTGTTTTTTAATTTCTAAAAATTCTACTAATTCGTTGTACAAGCCATTAAAACTCAAAGTTGCGTTTTTTTTCTTTTCTAATATGTTGATTTGTTTTTTAGACGATACATAACTATTATAAACGTCTTTCAGCTTTTCTTTATTTTTTTCCTTTCTCTCTTTAACTGTTAGTCTTGATACTGACATGATTGTTAAAACTAAAATATTATAGCTTTAAACTCATCAATTTTTTTATAAATAAAAACCGACGGTAAGAGAGAAACATAAACAATATTATAATTTGAATATAAACATAAAGAAATAATCAAATAATGGGAATTTCTCACTCTATGCAAAAAATAAATTTTGAAGATATACAAACAGCCTGCAAAAGTCCAGAAATGTACTTGTTGATAAACACGCTTACCGAATTAGAGCAGGAATGTTTGATATTAAATACTGTTCAAGCTAGCAAAGAAGAACAAATAATAAATCATCACATGTATTCAAGCAAAAGAATACGCATAATTATATATGGTCGCAACTCAAGCGATGATAAAATATATAAGAAATATGATCAACTTGTAAAACTCGGATTTTCAAATGTCTTTATTTACATGGGAGGAATGTTTGAATGGCTTATGCTGCAAGATATTTATGGTTATGATGAATTCCCAACTACTATGAAACAATTGGACTTTTTAAAATACAAACCACCTGCAAGATTAAATATTTCTCTAATTGAAAATTAAAAACAAGATAGGTTAATTATATAATTGCAATTAACTAGTAATGAAAAACTATTTTCTTGACATCTCTCCCAAACAAAATAGTGGATTCTGTAATCAAATATACTCAATTATTTATACTTGTGGACATTGTATGAGAAACGATATAAACTTTATATTTATTGGTAAGTTCTTAACACAAATACAATCTCAAAAATTTTGTAATATAAGCGAAATACTTGATATAAATACGACTAATAATTATTTAAAACAGTACAATCTATGTCTTATTGATTATTACACTTTTGACTTTAAAATTATAAGTGCAAAATATGGTGTGAATAATATGTGCATTGATGTTACTGAACAGAGTAAACAGTTTTTAAATGACAAAGTCTTTTATATTAGCAAATCTCAAGATTTAAATGCCTTTTTTGGAAACCCAATAGAGGATTACAGAAAAAAGTATTTTATAGAGCTGGATAAAAATTCAGTAAATTTGCAAATTACATTTTCAATTAATAATATTATTTTTAATGGGACATATGAACAAACCAATGGGTTTTTAAAATCAAATATATTGATTGATTTGAATAATGTAAACTTTCAACCGTCATTAAGAATACAAAACGACCAAACTGAATTTACCAAAGGGATTTTCAGAAACATTGTGTTCCAGTATATATTTTTACAAAAGGCAAATGAGTTTATACTTCAAGTTAGAGAGAAAAACAAAGATAAAAAAATAAACTGTATACATTTAAGACTAGAAGATGATGCTGTTCAGCATTGGGCAAGTGAAAATACCATATCTCCTGTGGATTTTAAAAGGATAATAGAAGATAAATATATTGAAGCAATAACAAAAAATTTAAATAAAGAAGATGCAACCCTTATTTTATCAGACAATTATGAAAATAGAGTTGTTCAGTTTTTGAGAGAAAATGGTTATAACTATATTAATACTCCAAAAATGAGTAAGGACCGTGAAGTTGCGGCAATATACGATTTGCACATTGGACAGTATTGTAATAATGTTTATATACTTGTATATGATTCTAGTTTTAGTTACACGCTATTGTATAGAATATTTGAGCAAAATAGGCTCAAACCTGTAGAGTTAAACTACATCCTTAATTAACAATGTTTTCTAACTTGAGTAATCCGTCATTACTCAATGCATCGGCTCGTTTATTGTCTTTTCTGTAAACATGATTGTATGAAATACTATCAAATGATTTTTCTAATTGTTTTGCTGTTTTATACAATTCAATCAAGCTTTCAGACTTTACTTTATATGCACCAGTCATTTGTTTTATTGCAAGTTGACTATCCCCGTTAACTGTAAGATTTTTAATTCCTAGTTTTACAGATTGTTTCAAACCAAGAATTAGCCCCGTATATTCCGCAATATTATTAGTAACATTTTTGCCCACGAATGTGCAGTCCGACCATTTTTCTATTCCGTCTTTATATAATACTGCACCAGCACCCCCAGGTCCTGGGTTACCCTTGCAACATCCATCAAAGAATAAAACATAGTTATCATGGGCTTTTGATATAGCAATTGCAAGTGGAAGTTTGATTACAGGAGAGAACATGTGAATTAATATATATCTTAATAATATTTTATATATCAATTTTTAATAAAACAATATATAAAATATGCAATTTAAAGAGATACTTTTTTCTCTCTTTGTTGGACTTTCAACATTAGGAAAATCTGATACTGAATGTCCTGTCGTCCCAACTACCCCAGAAAATAGGGTACCAAAAGGAGAAGCGACATTCAAGATAATGCAATATAATGTAGAATGGTTTTTCCTTGATTATTTTGGGGCATCCAATTGCCCAGGGGATGGTTGCAGTTGGAAAAATGAGAGCGAGGCTAAAATTCATCTTGAATATGTGTCAAAAATTATCGCCGAATTGGAACCAGACATTGTGAATTTCTGTGAGGTAGAAGGGTGCGACGAATTGAACCAACTAGTAGCTAGCTTAGGAGAGAACAGTGGCTATAAACCCTACTTAAAAAAAGGCACTGACAGCGCAACTGGTCAAAACGTGGGAATGATTACTAAAGTTGACCCAAATGTAAATCTATTTAGAACAGAAGAAAAGGTTAATTATCCTATTGCAGGGTCTAAATGCGGGTATACAGGAACGCCAGCGTTAACTGGTGTTAGTAAACATTATTTTACTGAATTCAATTTCTATGGGCGCAATGTTTTATTTGTCGGAGTGCATTTAATAGCATTTCCAACAGATTCTACAAGATGTGCACAGAGAGAAGCACAAGCTCAAGTTCTTCAAAATGTTATTTTCCAATATGTTAGTAAAGGCTATGAAATCATTGTTCTAGGAGATTTTAATGATTTTGATGGAGAAATAATGGATTCAAACAATAACAAACCTACTTCTCATGTATTAGACATAATAAAAGGCAAATTTGGAACTTATACAGGAAAGTACGAATTAAAAACAGCAGAAGAAAAAATACCCAAAGCCTTGCGTTTTTCTGATTGGTGGGATAAAAATAACAATTGTGTTTCCGTTCCAAAAGAATTTTCTCTCATTGATCACATATTGTTGAGTCCATTCTTAAACAATAAAATTAAAAAGGCATACATATATCAAGGATATGCAGAGTTCTGTGGAACATATAATTCAGACCATTATCCAATGATAATTGAATTGGATTCAAATATATAATAAAATTGAATTAGAATAATCTATATCAAAATTGTGCAACTTTGATATTGATATGGAAAAAGAAAAAGAGCAACAGCAAAAAACAAAAAGAGTATACAGAAAGAAGTGCCAAGGTGGTCTACCTAAATGCAAAAACTATATTGAAAATTATAAAGATGTAGACGGTGTGGGGTGCTGCGAACAATGCGACAAATATGTTGATGAAAATCCATATGACCCTTATTGGGAGCAGATGGAGCAAGCTTTTGAATATTCAAAAGAATATGAAGAGCTAAAGGGTCAAAATTTATTAGAAGAATGCGACAGATATGAGAAGGCATTTGAAAAATATCAGGAAAGCTATGAACCGTGGCCAGTTATGCGACGGCGCATGGCCAAAAAGAATGCGTAAAAGTTAGATGTAATCGCAAATTTCAGAAATATATATTTCATCTTTTTTTTTTACCACCTTAAAAGGTTTTCCACAACCAAATATCTGATTATTTTTTGATAATTCATCACAAACCTCTTTTGGTGCGTGAGGATCCATTTGTTTTCCAGTTTCTCTCAAGACTCCGTGACGAAAAATATGACAGTTTAGTTTTTCAATCACAACGCATTCTTTACAATGAGGACATTCTACGATTAATTCAGGTTCAGACATTTACAATAAATAATATAAATAAAAAGGTTTTATATTATTTGGATATATATAATGGCAAACGAAGTAATACACCCTTTTCTTCCTGAACAAAATTATGGAACTGATATGTCTACTTATGATTTTATCTATTTTGTTCAGGACTATACTCCATTTTTAGAAGAATATCTACATTACATGCACGAAACTAATATTGAATATACTGACATTGGGTATTATAACTCTTTTATAGATATATGCAATGAAATAAATACGAACCATGGAGATGATGGCACATTTGAAAGATATCGTGCTACGATTGAACCTTTTATGGAATGGATGACAGAGGAGTGTGGTAATATGAATGCTTTTCACGAAGAGAATGTGCGTAACGACCGTAACCAGCAACAAGCTGCACAAGAAGCCGTCCCAACAGGCGTTGCCAGCAGAACACGTTCAAAGCGTCTGGCTAGTGCCTTTGAAATACCTCCATCTAAAAGAGGGACAAATATAATAAGCCTAGAACCTACAAAACAAGAAGCATTGAGAATTAAGTTAAGCGATGGAAAAGAGTATACGTACGACGAAATTAAAGATATGTGGAGATTCAGCAAAGAACAAACGCCATTGCGTCATACTTACAGTCCAGAAGATAAACAAAAAATAAACGATTTAATAAACTTTGCAACAAAAGGTGGCAAAAAAACAAGAAAAAATAAAAGAAAAGTCAAAAAAATAAAAAAAAATAAAAAAACAAAAAAAACCAGAAATATTAAGAATAAAAGGAAAGTTAAAACCCATAGTCTGTAAAAGTATTAGTGATATCGCTATAACTAGCTCTTTGTTTTCCCATTCTTTTATCAAAACAAATCCACATGTCTTGCTTTTGTAAGGGTCTCCAACACATATCATTAGCATAGTTCCAATGTTGTCCAGTTTCTTCTAATAGAGGGATACACGTTTCATATAAATCAATTAACTTTGAATAACATTTTTCGTTTACAATGTAGCCAGAAGAAGACTGTGCATCTAAAACTCGTTTTATAAAAGCGTTGTCTGGTATATTTTCAAAATTATTACAACCATATGATAAAAAACAAACATCAAATTCATTGAAACTGTTAAATAATTGTTCTAACTGTATTTCAAGTTCTAATTTTGATACTAAAAAAGTAAAGTCGTCTTCCAATATTAAAACATTTTTATAACCTCTATCTCTGGCTATTTTCAAAACAGATAAATGTGAATAACCACAACCAACACTACCACTACTATTGTGAATTGCTGGAAATCTTTCATAAGATAGTTCCATTTGATTTAACTCTTGTTCTATTTCTTCGCGTCTATCGGTTCGCTTGTCTAAATTAATGTAAAAAATTTTATCAATATTGTGAGACATGTAATATTATAGACAACACTATTTAAATTATTATAGTGACAAAAACTTATTAATTTGATTAATCCATTGCTGGACAGTTTCTACGGTTTCATAAATATCAACATTTCCATCAAGGGTTAAACATGGGGCTGCAATTCTTTTTGAAATCATATCTGCATGATACTCGTGACAGTTTATTAAATAACCAAGTGGAATACAATCCTCACCAGTTCTAGAACGCTTTGCAATGCGTTCGTGGCAAATAGTTGGCTCAGTTTTTACATAAATAACGTTACTGATTGGGAATTCCTTTGCAAACACATCAAACCATCTAGTGTAAATTTGGTAGTTGACATCCTCAATCTTGTTATCATCAAATAACATCTGAGCAAATACATATTTATCAGTATCTAAACTGCGCTCCGTGATGAAAATGGTTGCTTGTGGATTTTCCTTAACAGCCTTTTTAAATTCGGCCAACCTAGAAATATATGCCATCATTTGAAACGAGAAAGCATATTTTGATTGGTCTCCATAAAACTTTTGTAACATAGTGTTGCCTTGAGAATCAGTTATTTTTTCCCATTCATCAACCGGCTCTTTCAAGAATACAACCCTAGAGTCATTCTTAAAGAACTCTTTTAAATTAGCCAATAAAGTAGATTTTCCAGAACCAATGTTTCCTTCAATAGAAACAAAGCTCACAAGATTGTTCACAAAGTCTGTCATTGTTATTATTGTTGTTTCTTTTTTAATCTATTTCAGCAATTCAATTTTTATTCCAAAAAATAAAAATAAAAATTGAAACGAAAATATAAAGAGCTAATCATATTAAATAACAGGAAGTATTAGACATGGATCTTACTCAAAGAAAGCTTAACAAATCAGAATGGGAATCTATTGAGGTTCCAGTCAGCGAGCCAGAGAAAGCTGTTCTGCAACTTATAATAAATGGTACCGAAAATGTGAATATTAAACATAATACAGCAATTTCGTTGTTGTCGTTTTTAAAAGTTGAAAATAATGAAGAAATGGAAGAATATTTATTTGTAAAGTATTTTGACGATACTTTAAAGAGAATTAAAGCTTTATGCTGTAGCCCTGTAAAAAGTTTATTCATTTCTGTAAACAGTAACCCAAAAATAAAAAAGGCTGACATGATTCGTCTAGAAAGAAACGAGGTAGGTAAGATTCCTCCTGTTTATGAGAACCTTTTACTAGATACGATTGAAAAGCTTCTAAAAAATAAATCACCAACAAATAAGAATTGGCTACTTCATTACTTTACTCTGTATAAGCTTAATAAAAATACAATTGCAAATGTAAACCGACATGTTAAGACAATTGTTAATGGAATTTTGTCAGAATTTGAAGAGGAAGTTGACATGGTTTATATGATTGAAAATGCGGTTACTTATATTGAAAAGAACGAGCTTTTGCTAAAATATTCGGATATGATGTTGTACGAACATCAAAAAGAGATTTTCACTGTTATGAAAAACTCACATTTCAAACAGAGACTTGCAAATTTTAGAATTGAAATGGAGAAAGATGTATCGGACGATGAAGATGAACCACAAACAGTGTTTCAGCGCGACACATCAATCCCAACTCCTTCACCAAAGCTAGTATTATACATTGCTCCAACAGGAACTGGCAAAACACTCACTCCAATTGGAATTTCTCAACAATATCGTGTTATCTTTGTTTGTGCAGCAAGACACGTTGGACTTGCATTGGCAAAAGCGGCAATCTCAGTTGGGAAGAAGATTGCGTTTGCATTTGGTTGTTCAAGTGCGGATGATATTCGTCTCCATTATTTTGCAGCAAAGGAATATAGAAAAAACAGAAAATCTGGTGGAATTGGAAAAGTTGACAATAGTATTGGAGATAAAGTGGAAATTATGATTTGCGATGTTAGGTCATATTTGTGCGCAATGTATTATATGTTGGCGTTCAATCCTGCTGCAAATCTAGTTACTTATTGGGATGAACCCACAATTACAATGGACTGTGAGTTGCACGATTTGCACGAGTCCATCAATAAAAATTGGAGTGAGAATTTGATTCCGAATGTGATTTTGTCATCAGCAACTTTGCCAAAACTTCACGAGTTGCCAAACACTGTTCTCCATTTTAATGAAAAATTTCCTGGATCTCAAGTCCACAATATTGTTAGTCACGATTGTAAAAAGTCAATCCCAGTTATAAGCAAAAATGGTCACGTTGTTCTGCCCCACTTTCTAAGTGAAGACTATGACACAATTAAAGACATTGTTAGACATTGTGAAAATAATCTGACCTTGTTGAGGTATTTTGATTTGGAAGAAGTTGTCAAATTTATAATATTTGTTGAGAAGAACAATTTATTTACAAGTATGAGTTCAAAGATTGATAGAAATTTTGCATCACTGGATGATGTAAACATGCAAAATATTAAGTTGCACTATTTGAAGTTGCTTGGAAAAATTAAGTCGGGAACTTGGGGGTCCGTTTATGTCACTCTTACAACTGGTAGAAAGAAGCGTATTTTGCCAAACGACCGCGTTGATGAGAAAGGAAATATGCTAAGAAAAGTTTCAAGTGTTGGTCCTGGAACATATTCAGCTTCTACGACTACAGTAAATGCTGGAAAACCTCTTTCAAAAATGATGAGCGAACAAATTGTCCCTACAAATGCAGCTACGATTGAAAAAGATATGGGAAACAGTGCAATCTATGTTTCAACTAAAGATGCATACACTTTAACGGATGGTCCAACAATATTTCTAGCCGAAGATGTTGAAAAAATAGCCAAGTTTTGCATTCAGCAAGCAAATATACCAACAAAAGCAATGGACGCAATATTAGAAAAGATTGACTTTAATAATCGGGTAAATGAAAAAATTGCTGAACTAGAAAAGGAGCTTGAATGTTTGGAGGAAAAGAACGCAACAAAGGTTCTAGAGACCGATGGAGGTGCAAGGTATGGTGGGAAAAACTATTCAAAGAAAGATGATAGTAAAAAGAAAGATTTTGGTTCAAATGAAAACAACAAGGATATGGCAAAGATTAATTCAGAACTAGATGTTTTGCGGTCTATGATTAAGCCTGCAGAATTAAATGAGACATTTGTTCCAAATAAAACACTACATTTGAAAAAATGGGCGGAAGCACTTGACACAAGTGCCTCATTTACTAGTGACATAGAAGAAGAAACTATTGTTGAAATTATGTTGTTAAAAAATGTTGCAGATAGTTGGAAAATTCTATTGTTGATGGGAATTGGCGTCTTTACAAATCATCCCGACATTACCTATACAGAAATTATGAAGAAACTAGCAGATCATCAAAAGCTATACATGATTATTGCATCTAGCGATTATATTTATGGAACAAACTATCAGTTTTGTCATGGGTACTTGAGTAAAGATTTGACCTTGACTCAAGAGAAAATGGTGCAAGCACTTGGACGCATTGGTAGAAGCAATATTCAACAGACGTATTCTGTTAGGTTGCGAGATGATGAACAAATTAAAAAATTGTTCTATGAGGAGTTGGATAAGCCAGAAGTGAGAAATATGAATGCTTTGTTTGGAAGCATGATAAAAACATAAAAAGATTTAAAACTTAAATGAACGAACTGAATTAGTTTTGTGATTTATAAATATAATGCTATTATTTTTTAAATTTTCAGAATCAGGTGTTAACTTGATTGAAGATGCAACAAATTCTTCTTTATTTTTATAATCTAGAAAAAGTGGTAACTCTTTTGTAGTCTTTACTTTAGACGGATTTTTAAGAATTTTTGCAATTAAAACATAACCATTTACTGCTAAAATAATGTTTGATTTATTAACTAAATTTGTTTTTTCAACCAACTTTATCATATTTAAAAAGCTTTTTACCATAATGTCTTCTGGTGTTAGCCTTTCTTTCTTTTCCTGATTATCTGCATCGTTTTCTAATTGTTTTTGAATAGATAAGAATAAAAATAACAACAATTCGCTGTCAGTGCTTCCCTTCATTTCTTTTAACAAGTCGGGGTCAATGTTACTTTGCAACTCTTTAAGTTTTGCTTTAAATTCTGGGAGTCTTTTAAATCTTTGGTGGCCTAACAATCTATCATTGTGTTCAAGAAGTAAATCTCCATGGTGCATAAATATATATTTTTTATACATTATTGGGTGAGTGTTTTCAATGCATCGTTCTTTCATAATGTGATATCTTGTTACATCTTCTTTGTTTATATTTCTGGCATGAGCAATTATTACTTTGCTAGATATATTATCAACTTTTCTGAAAATATGTGGGTCTTCTCTATAATGCAATGGTTTTTTATAAGTATGCCACGATTTGTCATTGTACCAACAAATTCCAAAACCATCATTAATGTCTTCTTGTTCACACTTGTCAAAAAAATTGAGTAATAATCGTTTTGGTTCATTATTTCTTGAATTTTTTGTTAATGAAAAAAATAAACGACACATGACTAATTAGTTATATTATGTATATAAAATAAATTTTTTTACAAAAGTGAACAGGATTATAAATATTCGTCAATAATGTTAACGACGTCAGTTGGTAAACATGTGTTTGATAGAATTTCATCTAGTGTTTCTGCTTTGGTAAACCAATTTAATGGAGTGCAATGCATAATATTTAGATTTGTTGCTGGGTCAAATTGCCTTTTTACCAAATAACTCATAACTAAGTTGGTAATAATTGACAAATATGTTGCCCTATACACCCGTTCTGGTCTAGTTGGCGGTGTTTCATAAAAGTAATATTTTTGTCCTTCTACAAGTTCGTCAGTGTTCATTTTTGGGCTGTTAACCACTGAGTTGTAATAATTGACAATCAATTTTTAAATTAATAATTGCAATTTGGCACCACCTTTTCCAAAGGTGGTTATACATAAACAACAACACGGTTATTAAATACCGTTCTGCAAATAGGACATGTTCTAATAGTCGGATTTAAGCCACATTCTGCGCAAGCACACAAATGATTGCAAGGCATAAAAACCAAATTTCTTTCTCTCTGCAAACAAATGCAGCAAGCGCGTTCTTGCGGATAATTTGGAATTTCTTCGGCTGGTTGAACATCCATTGCAATTCCATCTTCAAGTAAAGGAAGAGGCCGAATGTAAAATGCTATTTGGTAAAGTTTATTTCCATAATAACTGTAGATAGTTCTATTTGTTGGCAGTAATGCTTGTCCATCTTCTGCCGCAACTCCTTGTGGTAAATTTTGCATTGTATCTACAAATTCAACATTTTCCAGATTAAAATCGTTGAAAACTTTTTCTCTCATAATGTTGATGAACTCTGCTATAGTCCAGTTCAAATTTACATCGTAGTTAGAAGACCGTGTAGTCCCAGCGAGTTTAAAATATACAGACGTGAATGAACTTGTTGTCATTGTAAAAGCTTTTGATAAAATATATTTATGTTTTATTTTTGAATCAATTTTTTCCCTTTTTGTTTTTTATTTCAAAAATAATTAGTTTCAACAGTGTTTTTCATATTTTTAAAGTTTTGAATATCTTTTATAAAAGGGACAATCGTTTTCTCTCTGACAAATTTGATAATGTCATCCCATTGTTGTTTTACCAAATGACGTGTACTAAAGGCATGATTATATTCAGATGGTGAATTACCATAAGCAATACCATATAAATTATTTAAACCTTTACTTTTGCAGTATTCTGCTGCTGCAGTTGTTTGAATCCATTGTTGTTTTGTTAATCCGTCAATAGGATATATTATTGATATGCAACCACACATCGCCGCTATTATTGATAAAAATGTTAAAGGGTCATATGAAATAAAATATTCATATTGATTAAAAAATTCTATACACTCTTCTTGGCTATGTTGTCGGGTAATTTCAAATGAATCTTCAAAATGTATATATTTAATATCTTTATGTATATTACTTTTTCTTAATGTAAAACACGTACCATTTTTATGTGGATTATAATTTTTAATGTCAGGATTAATGTAGATAGGAGATAACATTTTATAAATGTTTCCGATTCTTTCTGGATTAATATTAAATTTCTCTTCGGAATTAAAATAATATACTAAATCTTCTTTTCCCCAAGTATTTGTTATATTAATATTAGAATACACCCCAGCGGGTCCCAGTATCCATCTTACAACATTTTTTGCATTTAATGGATTGTCTTCAATAGTTTCCCCATAAATAACAATACAATTGTCGTCTATAGGAAATTCGTTGTTATAATAATCATTGCAGACATTATTAATTGTTTGACTGCTTGATTTTATCCTAGCGTTTACTCCTAATTCACGAAGAATTCTACACATTTCAAATTGAACCATTAAGCCACCAACAACATGATTATATGAACCCCAATCTAAATCTATTAAAACATTTTTGTTAACAGGTACAAGTTTTTTCAATCCTTCGTCAAAATTAACGTTGATGGACCAGCCAAGTTGTTTTAGTTTATCGTTGCTTATGTGGTAGCGTTTATCATTAAATGGTCTATCCTCAATAAAAGTAATCCACTCGTCATAATTATCTGTATTTTTTATTAACTTAATTAATTTAATAGCTATTTCAGTAACACTGTATTCGCTGTCAATATCACTGCCTATGTTATAAATCTCACCAATTGTTCCGCGGTCAATAATGCATTTTAAAGCTAAACAAACATCATTCACATGTAAAAATGCTCTTAGGTTAGTTCCATCTCCTTGAATTGTAACTTTTTGGTCGTTTTTAAGAAGTTCAATAAATCTAGGTATTAATTTTTCGGGATATTGATTTGGACCATACACATTATTTCCTCGTGTAATAATGATGGGCATTTTAAATGAAAAATAATAGGATTTTGCAATTAATTCGGCTGCAGCTTTTGTTGCTGCATATGGATTAGTGGGACATAATATTGTTGATTCATTTTTTTTCTCTTCGTCATCTTTTATCATTGATTCACCATAAACTTCGTCTGTAGATATATGAATAAACTTTATAATTTTTCCATATTTTCTAGATGCTTCTAGAAGAGTATGTGTTCCCAAAACATTATCATTTGTATATTGCAACGAGTCGTCAAAAGAATTTTGAACATGAGATTGTGCTGCAAAGTGAATAATTGTGTCTATCTTGTTACTTTCTAAAACGTGACGAATCAAATCCATGGAACATAAATTTCCTCTAACCAAAGTATACCTATCTGAGTTTCTAATATCTTCTATTACATTAGTTTCGCTTGCACAATAGTAGATAGCGTCTAAATTAACCATTACTGCTTCTGGATTTTCATAAAAGTAGTAATTAATAAAATTAGACCCAATAAAACCACAACCACCTGTTACTAATAATTTCATTTATTTTATTAGTTTAAAAATATTTATACCATTTAAACTAATATGGTTTAATTTATTAAATAAGGAGAGATTCGTATAATTCTAAGCTTTTCATTAGACCAATTAAAGGTAATTTTAAATCTTTTAATTTTGTACCATCTCCGCTGTAGTTTTTCTTTAAATCATTATTTAGTATTTGAATTCTATTTTCTTCGTCTCCAACAATTAATTTTGCAACATCTGATAGTTTATATTTTTCTTCGTAACAAATATTGATAGTTTTTTCAAGTTTATTTTGGCTTTCAAAATTATCAATATAATGCTTAACTATTTTAACAAAATCGTCTTCATAAACAAAATCAAAATATTTGTTTTCAAATATTGTAATTTGTTTATTATTTTGCTTTGATAAAAAGCAAGCCTTTACAAATCTATCTGGTTCTTCATTGCTATGGAATATGTTGAAAATTCTTAAATTATACATATTGTTATGTTGTAAAGACCTTTTATAAATAAGATATTTTGAAAATCCATAATAATCTGTAGGAACCGTAAAAAGGTCTTCTTCTTTTCTATTTAATATATCACTTGTTCTATCGTATATTGCACCAGAATCAAAGTTAATTATCATTTTAAACTTGTTTGAGAATAGTAGAATATTTTCAAGCATAAGCAAATTGTTGTGTGTAACATCACCATTTTCCTCTTTAGTTCTACGACCTCCAGAGATTGCAGTGTGAATCAATATATCATAAGAGTCTTTACTTAAAAAGTTTTCTAACTCATTCAGATTTAAAACATTTAATTCACTACGAGATGGAGCAATAAATTCATAGTTATTTGACAAATGTTTTTTAATCAGTTTAGACAGGTTCCCGTTTCCACCAGTAATAAGAATTTTCATTTTAATAGTTTAATAAAATGTTTTTATATTACATACATGACAAAAAATGTATTAATAGATTTAAATGGTTGTAAACTAGATTTTACTTGTGGTGGAATAATGGTTCAATTTGAATTGTGTAGAATTCTTTGTGAATTGGGTGTAAATGCAAGAATAAAAGCGAGCAAAAATATAAAAAATAGCGTTTGCAATAGCTATTATAACAATGATTTTTCAATAGATAATAATTGTGTTGTTATTTATGGAGAAACAATTGAAGGAAATCCATTAGGTGGAAAAAATATAGTAAGGTGGATATTGGGACCCGTTGGTGTATCTTCTAGCATTAACATACCAAACACTTGGCAAAAAGACGATTTAGTTTATTATTTTAATTCCGAAGAGAAATTTAATATTAACCCAGAAAGAATTGGAAATATTTATAAGTTATTAAACTGTCATTATATTAATCCTTATGCAAGACAAAGAAATTTTGGTGAGAGAACGGGTATATGTTACACTATTAGAAAAGCAAGAAAAATGCATGGGAATAATTTACGTTTAGTTCATCCCAAAGGTTCTTTTGAAATTACTCGCGAACACACTCAAATGCAATGCATAGAATTTTTTAACACTTATAAATGGTTTATGTGTTATGACCCATTAACTTTTTATATTATAATTTCAGCTTTGTGTGGTTGTATTCCAATAGTTTATAAAGTGGCTGGGTTAACAAAACAACAATGGATTCAAACGACCACTGCAGCAGAATATTGTAAAAGCAGAGGATTGGATAACTTGTATGGCATAGCATATGGTCAAGAAGATATGGAATATGCAAAAAATACAATTCATTTAGTTAAAGAGCAGTGGGATAATATAATAAAATATAGCAAAGAACAAATTATTGTTCCTTTTATAAATGATATTCAAGACATTAATAATATGTTAAATGTTGTAAAAAATAACTATTAACTATTTATATAATAAATATGCAAAACTTTCATTTTATCTCTAACATAAATTATCCAAAAAAGACAAACAAATTTTACAAATATACTACAGACGATGGATGTTTAGAATATAGAAATATAACAAATCTTCATGATTTGCGTCCAATAAACCGTATGTTCAATAATGGTATAATAATTAATGAAAATAATTGTAAGATAAAAATAATAATATACACTCGTCCGTTTGACAAGAACTGTGGAGGAATTTTAGCTTTACACAATTTGGCAAAATATATAAACGATATGAAAAACCCTGAAATATGTGCAAAATTATTTATATATAATGGTTTAAGATATAAAAACAATTTTTGTGAAGATTTCGCTTCAATTGAAGAAGCGTGTCATGAAAATGCGATTGTTGTTTATCCAGAGACTATAAGAGGAAATCCTTTAAATTGTAAAAAAGTTATAAGATGGATATTGTTGGAGTTAGGGAAAGAAAAACCGTTAGATCACTATAAAAATTGGGGAAATAATGATTTGGTTTATTACTTTAATTCTGAATTAAAGTTTAATAATAATCCGGAAAGGATGGGAAGTATTTATAAAATGTTAAATTGTCTTTTTATTAATCCACTTGTATCAAACTATAATGTTAGAGAAAGAAGTGGTACTTGTTTTTCACATAGAAAGAGCATAGATATAAAAAATATGCACAATAGAGAAATTCATACAGCTCATCCAGAAGGTTCTTTTGAAATTACTAAAATTCATACTCAAATGCAATGTATACATTTTTTTAACAAATATAAATGGTTTATGTGTTATGACCCATTAACTTTTTACATTGTAATTTCAGCTTTATGTGGTTGCATTCCCGTAGTATATAAAATTGAAGGATTTACAAAATTACAATGGATTCAGAGTACTGCGGCAGCAGAATACATTAAATGCAATGGTTTAGATAATTTATATGGTATAGCATACGGACGAGAAGACATGGAGTACGCAGAAAGCACAATCCATTTGGTTAGAGAGCAATGGGAGAATATTATAAAATTTAATAAAGAGACGACAATGGTTCCTTTTATAAAAGATGTTCAAGAATTTGAAAATGCATTAAATACGGTTCAAAACAATTATTATATTTGATTTAGTTTAAAAACATTTAAAAAATCTATAATATAATATTATATGACCAAAAAGATATGGTATGCCCCAAATCAAAAAGAAGCATATGGAGATGCAGAAATTAAGGCAGTTGTTGATTGTTTGAACGATGGTTGGCTTGCTGGGTTTGGACCAAGAACCGTTGAATTTGAAAATAAAGTGTCAGAATTGTTTGGCAAAAAGCATGGACTTTTTGTCAATAGTGGCTCTTCAGCAATTTTATTAGGATTAAATGCATTAAATTTAGAACCTGGTTCAGAAGTTATTACACCAGCGTGCACGTTTTCAACAACTCTGGCACCAATTATTCAATGTGGGTTAAAACCCGTTTTTTGCGATGTAGAAATTGGTACATATGTTCCAACACCAGATCAAGTGTGTGAAAAAATTACCGAAAAAACTAAAGTAATAATGCTTCCCAATTTAATTGGTTCAAAACCAGACTGGTCTGAAATAAGAAAGAGAACAAATGTAATACTTTTTGAGGATTCTGCAGACACCATCACGTTAACACCTGAAACAGACCTTGCAATCACAAGTTTTTATTCAAGCCATTTAATTACAGCATGTGGTTCGGGTGGAATGTTAATGGTTAATGATGAAAAATTATTAAAGCGCGCAACAATGTTTCGTGACTGGGGTAGAATTGGCGATAACTCAGAAGATGTTAAAACGAGGTTTGAATTTAGCATAGACGGAATACCATATGATTACAAATTTTTGTATGGGGCTGTCGGCTATAATATGAAATCTTCGGAAGTTAATGCAGCATTTGGACTAGTTCAGGTGTCTAGAATTGAAGAGATAAGAGAAAAAAGAAGAACCGTATTTAATAGGTATTTAGAGAATTTAAAGGATTTAACAGATAAAATAGTTTTGCCAATAAATACTTTTAATAGTGATTGGTTAGCTATTCCATTTATGACATCAAATAGATTAGAGTTATTGACTTTCTTGGAAGAAAATAATATTCAAACGCGTGTGTGCTTTGCAGGAAATGTAACCAGACATCCAGTTTACAGAGAATACTTGGAGGCTTTTCCTAACTCTGACAAAATAATGGCAGAAGGATTTTTATTAGGTGCGCATCATGGAATGACAGTAAATGACGTAGATTATGTCTGTTCAAAAATTAAAGAATTTTTTGATAAATAGAAAAGATAATGCTTTTGCTGCTGAATAAAATTTAAGATAACTTGTCGGCACAAATTAAATCTTATTTTTGGTATAATTTACTATAACGTTAAAATTTCAAACATAGAATCAATGTCTTTAAAAGTTAAATCTTTTGTGCACGGTATGCATAAAATTTTATTATACATCTCAACTGAATTTTTTGTATGTTTTAACGGACAATAATATTTCCTACAGAATATATTATTTTCATTTAATTTTAATTCAATTTCGTCTTTATATTCATTAAAAATAATAGCAAAACAAGATATTAATATTTTATCCTTGTCGTGATGTGACTTAAATAACCTAAACTTTTGAATATTTAAAGTTTTTATTTTAGATTCAAAATAATTATATAACTCAGTGTGTGTTTTTATTATAGTTTCCAATGAATTTTTTAAATATTGTATAATGTAAATAGCAGATATATCGGACATTTTAAAATTATTTCCATATCTTGAAAAATAACTATTTTTTTCTAAGCTAATTCCAAAATTGATTAGTTTTCTAATTGTGTCTGAATATTTTTTATTAACTATTATTGCACCACCTTCTCCAAAACCAATTGGTTTAGTGTGATGAAAGCTAATTACTGAACCAACGCCATAATTTAAACAATTTTTATTTTTATAAAAAGTGTGCGATGTAGCAGCATTGTCAAAAATTAAATATTTGTTATTTTCATCGCAAAATTTTATATATTTATCAATATCAACTATATTTCCAAATATATTAGTTACAATAATGCCGTCTATTGTATTGTCAATCTCTTCTAAATTTAAACCGCCATCTAAATCAATGTCAACTATTTTAGCATCATTTAAATATCCTTGCGCAGATGGAGGAAACGTAAATGATTGGGTTGCCCATTTTATTTTATTTTTATTTTCATATTCAATTCCCGCAGCTAAACACTGAATTGCATGTGAAGCATTGCATACTACAATTACATCCTTTTCATCTTCTATAAAAAAATCTGTTTTAATTATATTTTCAAGAAGTTTTACATTTGGGCCGTAATTTGTAAATTGGTTGTCTTTTATTGAATTTTCTAGCAAACTATTAACTAAATTGACATCTATATTTTTATAAGGTATCCAGTTAACTTTTTTCATTTATGTACGACTATATAATATTAAATGAAGTTTAACCGCAATTTTAAATATAATTTAAGAAAAGGTGAATGATTACCAAAAACAATAAGATTAAAATAAAACAAAAAAATATTATTGAATTGTATGGAAAAGTATCATACCATTTACAAATATTATGAAAGTTGTTTAGATAAACATGGAGACAATAATTTAGGCGTAGATTGGCCAAATAAAGAAGATGTTGATACAAGATTTAAAATTATGACAGATATAGTTATAAATAAAGATATAAATAATAAAATTTTAGATTTTGGTTGTGGATGTGGGCATCTATATGAATATATATTAAAAAATAATTTAAATATCACTTATAGTGGGCTAGATATATCCCCTAAATTTTATGAATTGTGCAAAACAAAATTTCCAAATCAAAAGTTTTATAATATTGATATTCTGAAGGATTGTTCTGATTCTGTTAAAAATGTTGACTATATAGTTATTAATGGAGTATTTACAGAAAAAAGAGATTTAACAGATAAAGATATGTGGATATTTATGACAGATTCCATTAAAAAATTGTTTCAAATAGCAAAAATAGGAATTGTTTTTAATTTAATGACCCCGATAGTAGATTATAAGGATGATAAATTATTTTATGTATCATTTGATAAATTAGGGTTTTATTTAAAAGAAAATTTATCGCGAAATTTTATAATTAACAATAACTATAAATTGTGGGAATATTCTGTTTACGTGTATAAATAATAAAATTTAGTTAAAATTTTATATACAAATATATATATATATATATATATGGAAAAACAAAAAATAAACGTACGATTTTTAATACCAATTTTTTTAATAAGTAGAGAGTCTGATAAATACGTTATAACTGAAAAATCATTTAAATATTATTGTCACCTAAAAAAAATATTTATAGATGAAGTATCTATGAATTTTACAATTATTGGTTCTGAAAAAGACCTTTCCAAAGAGCTAACTTTAAAATATTTTAGTGAAGATTCTTACGTTGAATTTGACCAAGGAAATGTTAATTATTTTAATAGAGTAAATGTAATTGTCTTAAATACAGTTGTCGGAACAAAAGTTAGTTATGGATATAATATTGCAAAAACGCACAATCCAGATTTAATTGTAATTATAAAAATAAACCATTTTATATCTGAAGAATGGTTAAGATACGTAATAAACAATTTTAATGAAGAAAGCAATATATTTTATGGAATGGCGTTGGAAAATAATCAATTTATTATGACGCTTTTAAATAAAAATTGTGATATAGATATTGAAAATAATACATTTATTATTGATAACATTCACAAAGAACCCGTCCGTAATATTGACGCATGTTTATTAGCGATTCCTAAAAGATTATATATAAATCATATAATGAACCCATATGGGCAAACTGAGATTCAAATTAGAGATGAGCTTATTAAATTAGGAGGAATAATTAACTTACAATACAATAATCATCACATATTTAACATTAAATCAAACAGCATAAATGAAAATGTTACAGATTTAAATTTTATTTTAAAGCTATTTAACATTGATAAAAATACGGAAAAATCAAAAATACAGTCACTAGAAAGAGTTTTTAGAGATATATTACTAATTAATAGTCTGTAATTAAAAAGGTTTAAAATGACTTTGAATATATTATTATCATGAAAAAAGTGATTATATTTGGCACAAATCAATTTGCAGAATTGGCAAATTATTATTTAAGAAACCATGAAGAATTTGAAATATTCGCATTTACAGTTCATAAACAATATAAAACAATGGATTTTATTTTTGATAAACCACTCATTGAATTTGACACCATAGAAAATATATATGACCCATCTGAATATTATTTATTTGCACCAATGTCTGGTAAGGGTTTAAATAAAATAAGGGAAAATGTATATAATCAAGGAAAAGAAAAGGGATATAAATTTATATCCTATGTAAGCAAAGATGCAACAGTATTAACGGACAATATTGGTGAAAATTGCTTTATATTAGAGGATAACACGATTCAACCTTTTGTTAAAATTGGGAATAATTGTGTTCTTTGGAGTGGAAATCACGTTGGACATCATAGCGAAATTAAAGATCATGTTTTTATTGCATCTCATGTAGTTATATCCGGAAACTGTATTATTGAAAATTATTCATGGATTGGTGTAAACGCAACCATACGAGACAATCTTACAATTCAAGAAGGTTCTTTAATATCAATGGGTTCTTGTTTAACAAAAAGTACAGAACAATATACAATATATATGGGAGTTCCAGCAAAACCGTCCGGCTCATCAAATGAAGATAAGGTTAAAAACAGTTTATAAATCTAATTAATCAGTTTATATTTTTATATTTTTATATGATAAAAAATATAATGATAAAGTTTTATAATAAAAATTCAATTTTAGAAATTAACCTAGTGTATAAAGATATATATTACATCCCAGAATATGCGGAAGCTTGTGAATTTTCAGACGACGCAGAAGTAGAATACTGTGTATATAAAGATTTAATTTATGTTTATTTAAAAAAAAAATATTACTTTGAAGGAGAATTATGTTATGATTTAATTACATTATATGGTTATTCTGGTTATTATTATGAAAAGATAGACACGTTTCGCGAATTTTTGGTATTATTTAGAGAACAAGCAAAAAAAAGAAACTATATTACAGAAGTTGTCCGACAAAATCCATATTTAAATTTAGTTATTGATAATTATGATGTTATTGTTTCTAGAACTACATTTGGGATTAATTTGAAAAAATATATCTCTTTTGCTGAATACTTAAAAAATACATCAAAAGACAATAAAAGGGGGTATAATATTGCTTGCAAAAATAATCTAAAGTTTGAAATATTAGATTTTAATGAAGATACATTAAAACAATTTATTGAAGTTTACAATTTTACAATGAATAAATTAAATGCAACAAAATATTATTATTTTAACAAAGGATATTATGATGGTTTATTAAAAACAAAAGACAACATACTGTTGGCAACAATAAAAAAAGACGATAAAATTATTTCATCAAGCATTATTTTTAAATATGGAGATTATTTACATTATCATATTGGGGGTTCTTTTCTGGAGGATAGAAATATACGACCGAACAACTTTTTACATTGCAATATTATTCAATATGGAATTGAGAATAATTATAGTATGTATCATTTAGGCGGAGGACTAAAAGACAATGATAGTTTATACACATTTAAAGATAAAATTGGTGACACAAAATTTAATTATGTTATTTATAAAAACGTTATTAACAAAGAAATCTATGAAAAAATTTCTTTAAATTTTGAAAATAAAAATTATTTTCCAATTCATCGTCAATAAGAATTTATGTATGCATTATTAAATTTTCCAAGCAGCGTTTTTTTATTTTTTCCAAAATCATCTTGATTTATTAAGACAAAAAGTTCGCCATTTTCTTCAAAACATTCTGGGTAACAATACCATTTTGAATCAGTAATATTATTGTAAAATTTAATTTCTTTTGTATTATAAAAATTAATAAAATCTTCCGTGTAAGATGAATATATTTTATAAATATAAGAATCTTTTTTGTTTTCTTCTTTATGTCTTATTGAAAAAACAATAAGGGTTTTATCTTTATTAATTTCTTTAATAAAATGCAGTAGATGACCCTTATCTTTTGAATAGTCTACCATGCTGTCAAAAGTTGGTTGATAGTGGTTATTATTATAAAACAAAAAAAGATATTTTCCCCAGTAATAATCTGGTCGTTCTTCATCAATAGAAATTTTTGATGTGAAATATATATTATTTTTAATTTTAGATATCAGATGATTTTCTAAAGCAATGCATTCTATTTTTTCAACTTGGAAACGTTCAACATTTTCTTTCAAAACATAATATTTATAAAATTGTGTTGAATGTTTTTTTAAGTCAATAGATTTTTGCTCTATTAAAAAAATATAATAAAGTGGTTCTTCTAGTATCTCCCATATTAGTGTACTTTTTTCAAAGTTGTATTCTATATCACAGTCTCTAATAAAACTAAAGCTTTTATCATAAATAGTATAAAATATATTAAATTTAGTTAGGTTTTGCATAACTGTATTTTTTATTCCAAATATTAAATAATAATCATTGATTTTTATTATTTTAGGGAACTTTATATTCTTATTCAAATCTTTTAATATAATAACCTCCATAAATATTTCAAATAATATATTTAAAGTTAAACGAGCGAATCTTTTATATTTGTATAATTTAAAATGGATAAAAAATTAATTTTTGCTGGTTACCTACCGGATAAAAACAGTGGGGGGAATTCAATTATTTCAAATATGATAAAAAGTATAAATAAGTTGTATAAAATTCCAATAATATATTTTTTTATTTTGGACATTGGAAAAATAAAATCAATAACTAGTAAAGAAAAAATGTATTCTGACATGAAAGATTATGAAGAAGAACATTTCCCAATTGCAACAATGGAACTAGTTCAGAATAAAAATAACATTGTTATTTACCCAGAAAATTGCAAAAACCCGTTAAATTTTACTCAAATAGTTAGATTTAATTTTTATTTTAATGTTCTTGACCCATCTGTTGAAGACGAATATAATGTATTTTTTATTGAAGCATTTCATAAGTTATATAACCACGTGAGAAAATTGTATAATATTAAAGAGGTTCATGACTATAAAGTATTTCATAGATATGTAAATTATTTTTATAATTTAAATGAAGTTTTTGACATTTGCGTGGATTACGGAGAAGAAAGAAATGGTTCTTGTTATACTACCCGAAAAGGCGTTATACATCCACATATTAGAGAGCATTTAAATTGTCATCCAATTGATTCATATTGTATTTCTCATGAAGAATCAAATATACATGACTTGGTAAAAATTTTTAATAAATATAAATATTTCTATTGCTATGATGGGTTTTCATTTCTATCTTGCATTGCAACTTTGTGTGGTTGCATTTCAATTATTGTACCATTTTCTAATTTCAAATCAATTTCAGAGTTTTCATATGAGGATTATTTTAGAAATGGAATTGCGTATGGAGATAGTCAAGAAGAAATAGAATATGCAATAAAAACAAAAGATAAATTAAAGGACTCTTTATTTTTAATAAAAGATGTAAATTATAATGAATTGTTTATAGAATTAGTAGAATCTATATACAAAAATTTTGGTTCTATAATTGGAAAAGAATTATTAAAATAAAATGTTTAATATTCAATATAAGTATAAATAATATTATTGTATAATATTATATGCACGATTTAAAAGATAACTTTTACAAAGATGGTTACTTATATTTGAAAAATTTTTTTAATAAAACCGAAATTGATAAGATTTATAGTGATGCAACTAACATATATAAAATTCAAATGATAAATTTAAAAATAATTAAAAATCTAGAAGAAGTTGAAAATAACTTTTATTTTGAAAATTGTATGGAACTGTTGTTTAATAATTATACAGATGTATTTATTAGTTGTGGAAAACAATGCCAACATTTAATAAGTTTATGGAAATTATCATTGGATGAAAAAATAATAGATTTATTAAAAAAAATAGGAATAAATAGTCCAATAATATCAACCAGACCTGTTTTGTTTAGTAATTCTAAAAAAATATCAAAATCTACAATAAATCATACAGTTCCACCACATCAAGACTATTCAAGTATGCAAGGTTCAATTAATAGCGTTGTAATATGGGTTCCTTTAATAGACATTTCAAAAGAATTAGGTTCAATTTCTATAATACCAAAAAGTCATTTAAATGGACTAGTTTTATTTAAAAAAGAAGAAGGTTTTGGTATAATTTCTAATACAAAGGAAGACGATTTTATATCATTTGATGTTTACAAAGGCGATATAATTTTATTTTCGTCTTTTTTAATTCATAAATCGGGTAATAATAATAAAAATAACATTAGATGGTCTACACATTTTAGATATAATGATTTAAATGATAATAGTTTTATTCAAAGAGGATACCCACACGCTTATATTTATAAACCAGTTGATGAAGAATTAACAAAAAACTTTGATACAAAAAAAAGTGTAAATACACATTACGGTTCTATTTAATTTTTTATAGATAAACTAAACCATTTTAACTATCATTTCTTTTTCAAACTCTTCTCTCTCCATGAAGGGGTCCATGTCTTCAAACGGTCTATTTGTAAACGTACCATCGTCGTTTTTGACAGCATTCAATCTTGGATATCTTCCTTGGACACAACAAAATACCTCCATTATAATAGCATCTTTACAATCAATAAATTCTTGTAATGATGTTTCTATATCATCATTTTTTTTAGCCGATATATATTTTATTCCGTATGCATTTGCAATTTTTTCAGTATTTGGGAAAGACAGGCCACTGCTATAGTCTACGCCAAATTTGTTTTTAAAAAAATTTGTTTGCGTTATTTGAATAGCTCCATAAGCACCATTATTGAATAACAAAATTTTAATAGGCAACTTATACTGAATAATGGTTTGCAGTTCTTGAATATTTAATTGAAAAGATCCTTCACCTAAAATTGGAACAACCATTTTTTCAGGTTCTGCTATTTGCGCACCAATTGCTGAAGTTAATTCAAACCCCATGTCACCTTGACTACTAATAATAAATTTATCGCCAAATTTAATGTTGACCATGTGCCAGACGACTGTAATAATTGACCCCGATGAAGCAATAGTTATTTTGTTTTCTGGTGCCAAAGAAAAAAACTTTTTCAAAGCATAATATGGATTAATAACATTTTCATCATTTAAATTTGGTGTCTCAAACAACCATTTATTCTTCCAGTGCAAGCACTTTTCTAACCACGTATCGTAATTTTTTGCTTCATAATTGTAATTATCAAAAAATAAATTAAGATCCATGTTAACTTTTAAATCATAATGTGTGTTTATTTTTACTAACTCATTTTCATCGTTATCAATGTAAATTATCTTTGCTTCTCTCGCAAACCAATCCTCTCTATAACCAACAATTCCTTGGGCCATTCTACATCCAAGGGAAATTAATAAGTCGCAATTTTGCAATGTAAAATTTCCAGCTCTATCACCAACAAGACCTATTTTTCCACAGTATAATTTATTATCATTTTCTATTAAGTCTGTTCCGTGAAAGGTTACAACAACTGGAATATTATGTTTATCCAAAAACGCTTTAAATTTTTCATTGCAGTTTCCAAGTTTAATTCCATTTCCTGCTATAATTAAAGGTCTCTCTGCTTTTTTTAATAACTCATAAATATTGTTCAATTCGGATTGATTTACGCTAGAATTTTCTATATCCTTTTTAATCACAGTAATGTCAGTTTCTATTATATCTAAAAACATCCCTTGAATATCAACGGCAATAGACAACCAAACTGGACCAGGTCTTCCATTTATAAGATTTTTAACCGTTTCAATCAAGACTTCTTTTACCTCACTAACTGTTAATATTTCCTTTGCATATTTTGTTATAGGAGTTACCATTGAAATAATGTCACAGTCTGCTCCTGCATAATGCCTTAGCTTCATAGTATTTGTATTAATTTTACGAATAGATTCGTTGCTTTTTACCTGTCCGGAAATAAATAATACTGGTAAGCTATCTTGATGTGCAACCAAACAAGGCGATATTGCATTTGTTGCCGCACATCCTGCTGTTGTGCATACAATGCTTGGTCTTGAATTTGTTTTACTATATCCAGCCGCTGAATAACCACACGCTTGTTCATGATGCTGGTAATATATGTCAAATCTTTTATTGTTTCCAAATGAATCGTTCAAATGCATCGCAAATCCTCCAGTTATTGTAAATAGCGTATTTATTCCATTCTTATTTAAAAAATCAACAATGTAATCGCTAACTTTTACCTTCATAATAATATGATTATACACATATTATTATATTTATATTAAAACTAATTATTTATTGTGAATTTGCATTTATTCTCTCTTCCATCATTTTGATTCTTTCGGTGTCCTTGTTAAATAGTTTACCATACCTTTCGCTAATAAATTTTAACCACTGAACCTCAAATACGTTTGCCCAGTAAAGAAGTTTTTCAAAATCTTCAAAATTAATCTGTTTTGTATCAAAGATTATATACCTAGTTTCAAATTTATCTAATAAATCAAGGTCAATTAAGTTTTTAATAAAATCTTTTGACGCAATGCTTATTGCACCTCCTAGGTAGCATTTTTTCCCAACCTCTTTGGCTTTAATAAAAACCCTTTTTACCATATCATACATTTGTTCTTCATTTACAAAACTTCTATCTTTTTTCAAAGAGCTAGCAAAGTCAACTCGGCCAACTGTTACATAATCAATGCATGAAAACTCTTCTGAAATCTCTTCTAAATTATTATAAGCATTTATTGTCTCAAGATTAAACCCTTTCTCTCCACAATAATTATATTGTTTCAATGATTTGGAAAATTTATTTAATGCAAATCCACTTTCAATCATTGGAGCAACTATAGAATCACAGGAAATGTTCAAACAATCAACAATATCTCGTTTTGCTTCACAACCACCAATTTTGATTGCTAAATTTACTCCAACACAAGATGTTAAATATCTCATAGAAATAACTTCGTTTAATAATGCACCTTCATCTTCATAAGATATTTTTATTCCTGAACAACCAAGTTCTTTAAGAGAAGAGAGTATTTTTTTTAACTCGTCCATATTATATATTTAAACAACTTTATTTATATCTTAAAAATACTCAAAATAATATGTTTTAATTGTTCGTATATTTCGTCTAAATTCTTAAATAAAATTTTTGTTGTTCCTAATTCTTCCAGTAAAATAAAACAAATGCTATCTCCATTATTTTTCTTGTCAGATAACATGTGTTGGACAAATTCATCATAGTCAAAATCAATTTTAAAGAATTTTGGGTCTATCATTTCAATTATTACTTTATTAATATCACAGTGCTTATCTTGATAGAAGAGAACATTTTTTATATACATTCCTATCAATACAGCAATCCCATGAGGTATAAAATAATTACTAGTACACTCAATTGCATGCCCTATTGTGTGTCCATAATTCAAAACTCGCCTTTCATTTTCATCAAATTCATCATGCTCTATTAATTGTTTTTTTATCAATGCCGCTATTTTTATTATGTTTATGTAGTTCTTTTGCGAATATTGCTCTAAAAAATACTCATATGCTTTTTGACCACCAATTAATGATAATTTTAAAGCTTCACCGATTCCAGATACAATATCGTCATTCTTCAAAGAATTCAAAAAATAGTCAGATATAAATATTTTATTTGGAGCAACAAACATACCCAACATATTTTTACTTTTTCTATTTATTGAAACTTTGCTTCCAATACAGCTATCAGTCATAGACAAAATTGTAGTTGGAATAAAAATCCAATTAATACCGCGCTTATAAATAGCTGAAGCAAATCCTCCAACATCTTGAGTAATTCCTCCACCGATAACTAATAGTTTATTTTTCTTGTTAAATTTTATAGCATATAACGAGTCAATTAAAGACAACGAACTTTCTATATTTTTATTATCTTCAACTGCATCAAATACCATAATATTTTTAATGCTTTCAAAGGCATCTTTATCCAAATTATAGACATTTTTGTCTATAAAAATGTAATCTCCCGAATCATACAGTTCTCTTATTAATTGACTCAAGGTTTTGTTACCATATAGTACATTATAACCTTTTCTAGACGAATTAATTTGAATCTCATTGTTTAGGTTCATTTCTGAAAAAAACTTGGACGAATTAACTGTAAAATTCATAATATATAAGAGATATTTATTTTTATATATTATTTTAACTATATTTTTTAATACTTGTAAATCCCAAATCAACTTTAATAGATTGTCCAGTAATACCAGTGTTTTCTACTACTAAGAATTTAACGGTTTTATATACGTCTGAAAGCGTTATTAGACGACCAAAATTCATGTAATTTTTAATATAATCAAACTGTTCCTTGCTCAACGTTTTTTGCGACATTTCATTGTCTATAACTCCAGGCAAAACATTGTTGATGAGTATATTTTGCGATGATAGGTCATATGCTACATTTTTAACAAGGCCACTTAGAGCAGCTTTTGATATTGAATATGACAATTTATTCTCTCTGGTTAATTCCTCCCAAATTGAGCTAACTATTACCATTTTTGCGTTATTTTTAATTTTGTTGTTTTCTAATAAATAATGCATTGTACTCAAAATAAATGTAACATTTGCATCAATTATCCTTTGAAATATTTCATTATTATATGTGGTTATATTATCATTGCAGTTGTCTCCATTTGTCCATATAACAATATCAAATGGGTCAATATTATTTAAGTTATCAAATTCATCGTTTTTAACAAGAATTACATTTTCAGAAACTTTATCTGGATTGCTTGTAGTTCCAACAACAATTATTTGTTCTTTCCCTAGTTCATTAAAAATATAACTTCCAATTGACCCTTTTGCGCCAAAAATAAGTGCCCTCATTTATCGTTACTATTATTATGCATTTAAATAAGTTTTTAATAAACTACTAAGAAACTCGTTTAATTTTTGTAAAGGGAAACAATTTATTTTTCATTAACAACCCGTAGAAAACATCATTATCAAAAAAGATATTTTTGTTTCTATTGTATGGTTCACTGCCTATTTTCAAAAAACAATCGTGATGTTCAAAATGCTGCGTTAATTTTAATTCAAAATTATTAATAACTGAAGTATACCCATTTATTAAATGTATTTTTGAGTCAAACATGTTAATAAATTTGTCTATTGCATCTTTCCTTAAGCTAAATAAATATGATTGATAATGATAATTTATTTGTGTTGAGTCGTTATAACCATATAACTCGGCATTCATTTTTGCTGTCAAATTATAAAAATAATGAATTGGTCTATGTATTACATACGAATCGTTTGTTAAAACTACAAAAGAATATTCAGACAAGTCTTCAGTTTTAAGAACGTGACACCATTTACCAAAATCAAGTGCTGGTCCATTGTCTACTTCAATGTATTTAATGTTTTGATTAGAACAAAAATTTTGAACTTCTTGATTATAAGGAAGGCCTCTAGAGTTTATAATTATTACGTCGTTACTAGCAAAATTTAAAAATTTTGCATTTTCAAATATAGTTTTTAATTTTAGTTCAGTATTTATGTGACATGCAATTATAGTAAGTGTTTTTTTATTGTTTATAGACGGATGATACATGTTTCTTTTTTTTACCCTGGAATAAAAATTAACAACGTGAGACATTTTTTCAACTGTGGAAAGGTCCATAATATATAAAACTAAAATTTTATAATAATTAAAACACAATTATTTTATTAAAGTGTGTGTATATATTATGAGAGACGAAATATACAAGTATTCCAATCCTGCTCAGGCACAAAGAATGGCTTACAAGTATTTAGGTAAGAAAAATGGAAAGCTTTTTAGAAGCTCGCGCAAAGAGAAGAAATATATGATTAAAGACCCGAAAACGGATAAATGGGTTTATTTCGGTCAAATGGGGTATGAGGATTATACAAAACACAAGAACAAAACTCGGAGAAAGAATTATTTGACACGGTCCAGTGGTATGAGGGGTCATTGGAAAAATAACAAATTTTCGGCAAATAATTTGGCAATGCATGTGTTGTGGTGAAAAATTACTTATTTGTGTAATTTTGCTTTAGTTTTCCTTGTGATATGGAAATGAAATAATTGGAAAGGTAAAAACAAATATGGTCGCCCAGATTTTAAAAATAGTTAACGCATCGTTGCGTTTTGTTCGTTTTGATGCAATTTCATATTCCTTGTTTAAGGTTAAACTTGGATAATATTGAGTTGTTACATTTGTTGTATTGTTTTGAAAAGGTAAAAAACCTTTGGGAGTCATAAAAAATTGCCTACTCAAAGAAATGCAAGAGAGAAATAACAATAGTTTCTTAAACATATTATTGTTATTTGGTATAAATGTTTTAAGTATTTTTACAGACATTTCAACTTACTACCTATACGTTTGAAATGGGAGTCATTGTATAAAACATTTTTATCCAAAGCCTTGGTTAAAGTCTTGTCGCTCATTTTTAGTTGTTTAATACAATCATATTTGCAAACAAATTCTTTTATGAGTTGGTTATTTTAATTTTATGAACCACATTTAAGATTTACATGATTATTTCCAATTATTTCTATAACTTCAAGGTATATTCCTGAGCTTAACAACTGTCCTCTATTACAATCTAATTTTTTATAAAATTCAAAATCTCCATTAAGATGATGTATGCATTGAAGACTATTAAAGTACTCTTCGCTTAATTTTATAGATAGCCATTTTTCAACCTCTAAAATAGCTTCTTTTTCTGTTTTATATGTTTCAAAAGTTAAAGTATGATTATCGTAATTTCTTACTATTTCAAATGTTATTTTTTTGATATATCTATTATGATTGTTTATTGGTATATCATACACATAATTAAATATAACAGTATTGTCTACCCAACTAGCTCCATATTTTTCACGAATTTTTACTTTAAATATTGATATTTGTTCATCTAAATCATATTCTTCTGGTAAAACCATTTTAAAGTTTAACCGTTTTTCGTTGTTTCTTTTTTCAAAAACAAGATGTGGTTTATCTCGCATTACAATTAATGAAACATATTTTGGTAATACAGGTGAATCTTTGTTTGGGTAAATATCATTTTCCAAATCACCAACAACTTTATTTGCATGTGCAAGTTTTTCTTGAATAGATACATTATTAGATTTTGTAGTTGCCCATGGCTTATCTAACTTGGGATGCTTTTCAACCTTGAAAAACTCTCTTTGTTTAATATGTTCTGTGTCCAACCATTCTTGATAATAAACCACATATTTTTTTAACATGTCTTGGGTTATACCCTCTGGTAAATCTTTTGCGCTAGTTTTTCTTTCTCTTTTTGTTCCAGGTTTAATTCCTTTTGAGTTTTGTTCTTGTTCATTTCTTGTTGCAATTCTTAAATTTTCTAGAGCATTATTTAAAGAATTTTGGTCAACATGGTCAACGCTAACATTTTTTGTTCCTTTTCTATTTCCATAACATTCCGCAATAATTTGGTGTATATACAAATTTAATGAACATAAAATATAACCATTTTGATGTTTATACCAAGTAATTTTTTTTCCATTATTTTTATTAATTTCATATTCTAATATTTTTTGATAGCTTTCAATGCATAATTTACAAATAGTATCCTTTTCACAATACATTAAAAGATACTCCTTGTCATTTTCTTTTATTTTCCAAATTGGATTTTTCATAACATTTGCATCTTGTCCCATAGTCAAATAATGACCATTAACGTAGTCAATAACGGTGTATTTTTCTAGTATATTTTTGTGATAAAAATGATATATTTCTACATTGCACCGTCTTAGGTCCAGTGGGTTTTCATTTTTGAAAATATAATGTACAGACTCTTGATTAAAACTAAATATAAAATCTAAATAGGTAAATCTTTTATAATTGTAAGCGTAAGACGGATACAAATCATCTTCGTTTGCAAAAACAAAGGTTTTATTGAAATTTATAATTCTATCCTTGTCGCTTAAATCAACAAGATATGTCTTGTTATTATATTCAATGATGCCGCACAATAATTCTATATTTGTGGAATATACCGGTTTCATAGTAGGTTGCGTAAATAACAAATCAGTGTTATTAACTGAATCAATTTTATTCATATTATAAATTATAATAATATGAATTATCTAAGTAGTTTTAACAAAAATATATATATAAGCAAATTTGAGAAGACCACCCAAACCTCTCAATTGGAATATGCTAACCCACCCATACCGCTCATGATACGGAGAACGTTGTAGTTGGTGGCATACACACGGACCTTGGCGGTCTTGGTACCCTCAACGGTGGCGTTGGAAAGCACAAGTTGGAGTGTGGCGTTATCAATACGTGAGAAGTTGCAAGTGCCCGAAGGTTGATGTTCCTCAGGGCGAAGAGCAAAGGAGTAGACGTTGATGCCCTCATCAGGGGAGCGGGTGTGGCATTGGTAAGGTTGCACCCATGAGAAGTAGGAACCTTCACGCTCAGAGAAGCGGTCTTGGCCGTTGAGTTGGAGCTTGGCAACAACAACGGGGTTTTGGCCCCAACAGTGCATGTCAAGGGAGGTCTCGGAAAGAACAAAGGTGCCGGCATCGGAGACGGTTGAGCCTTGGTTGTAGGTGCCGTTGGAGGGGGTTAACTGAGAAGTGCTGGTCAAGCCGAGGGAAGCAAGGACGGCCGCGGCGTTGGCGGTGTCAGCTGCGTTCAAGCCAGAACCGGTTTGGATGCCACCAAAGTGGGGCTCAGTCAAGGAGTTGTTGTAAACACCTCCGTGCCAGTAGCCAGTGAAGTTGGTGGGGATGTACTCGTCCATGGCACCAGCGTCTTGGAAAAGGCCGCGGGCATCAATGAAGGCGTTTTGGCCAGCAAGCTCAGAGGGGCCGCCGAACGCATGGATGGCATTGGGAAGGGCATCAACAGCGTCGGTGTAGTTGAAGGGTTGGGCACCAAGCACCTTAAAGAGGGTGGCGTCGCAAAGAAGGGCTGAGCAGTAGTCAACGTTCTGATCGGGTTGGACAACCCAGATAAGCTCCTTCACGGGGTGGTTGAAGTTGAGCTTGATCTTGTTGGAGGATGAACCGACGGACTCATCACCAGTGAATTGGAGCTGGGTGATGAGGTACTCGTGGGGGTTCTGGGCAAAACGGCGGCGCTCATCAGTGTCCAAAAACACGTAGTCAACGTAGAGGGAAGCAGCGACGAGGGACTGGTTGTAGGCGATGGTGGCAGTCACGGGTGTGCCAACGTTGTAGTTGTTGGCGGGGTTGTTGAGGTAGCTGGTGGCACCAGTCGCAGGGTAGCGAGTGGTGTTGCAGCTGAGGGAGGTAACGGCCCAGAGGCACTCGTCAATAGGGCGGATGTCAAGGTTAATCTTGACCTCGTGGTATTGGAGAGCAATCAAAGGAAGGGCAAGACCAGGGTTTGTGCAGAACCAGAATTGGAAAGGCACGTAGAGGGTGGTCTCAGGAAGAGCGTTACGGGGAGCGCACACTTGGCGGGGAGCGGCAGAGTCGCAAGGACCATCCACATCCGCGAAGGAGGGGTCAGTGATGAAGGTAAGTTGGGTGGTGTTACCAATCATCTTGAAGTAGCCGCGTTGTTGCTCAGAGGTCATTGTGAGCTGGTTCCAGATGTGCATCCAGTCACCATATTGGCGGTCAATGCGTTGGCCACCAATCTCAACCTCAACTTGGGCGATGAGTTGCTCACCAGGGTAATCTAACCAACGAGCATAGACGGCGTTGTTACCGGAGGTAACGTTGCTGGCATTGCCCATAAGTTGGTTGATCTCAGGAAGAGTGACCTGAAGGTATGTGCGGTAAGCAAGATCACCGTTGCGGCTGATGATGCAGGTCACGCGACGGCCGAAGTCGGCTTGGCCGTTGAAAGTTTGCTCAATTGACTCAATAGCAAAGTTAGTGTAGCGTCTGTAAGTTACTTTCCAGAAAGTAATTTGAGGGTTACCAGTAAGGTAAACGTCTTGGGCGCCATAGGCAACAAGTTGCATTAATCCTCCTCCCATAGGTTATAATATTGCTAAAGAAAAAATTTTTTTGGAAATTAAATTAATTAATTAATTAATTTAATTATTTGTCTACTACATGTTTATGATAAAACTTTATTTATATCAAAATTCCCCTTCACAAATGAAAGAAGATATGAGTCTAATAAAATTTCTTTTTTTCCCTCGTGATTTTTAGTAAAAATATAAGAATCCTTTCGTTTCTTAATGCTCCATCCATCATTGATTGCGTTGAATAAGAATAGCATTTTTTGGAATTTAAGATTATCCACTTTAATGTCACAATTCTCTCCAGAGTCGGATTTATTTTCTATGTTTAGTCTTAATTCAATTTCACTCATTTATTTAATTTCTAGAAAAGTAAAATGCAGTTTTAACTTGAATCTTCCTAAAATGCAAAAGAACTAGAACAATCGCAAAATATATATATTTTACTTTAATAAACTATTAAATAAAATATGTTGATAACTATTAGATTACTAAATATGCCTTCGTTTAAGCCTAAAACTGTTAAAAAAATAAAGGTTAATAAAAAAAATTCTACAACATTAGATGGAAAGCACCGAGAGTTTGTAAATGAATTTAATAAAGATGAAAATGATAGAATACCTAAATTAAAACAAGAAAAAGCTTTAATAAAAGCTATTTTGGAGAAAGAAAAAGAAAAAGGAACAGAAGATAACACTGAAGAAAACTCTTTGACAATTGAACAGATAATGGATTATCACGACAAACTGAGAGACATAACAGCTGAAATAAAGTCTCTAAAGTCCAAAAAAGTAGATTACTTTTTAGATAACTCTAAATACATATTTGATTATTTTGAGAACAAAAAAGATATTTCTATAGGCAATGTGGTAACAAATAAAAACAAAAAATTGGAATCATTTTTTAAAATAAATTCGTCGGCAGATAGTTCTAATATGATAGAAAGTAAAAACAACAACATATTTCAAAAGTATTTGAGCAATATAGATGAGACATTTTTAGACATAAATTCTTTTCTACGTCAAACCGATATTTGTCAGTCGTGTTATAAGGGCGAGTTAATCCCAATGGATGATGAGGGTGTTTTAATTTGCAATTTGTGTTTTAAGAATGTTCAATATTTGATTGAAAATGAAAAACCTTCTTACAAGGAACCTCCTAAAGAGGTTTGTTTTTATGCATATAAGAAAATTAATCATTTTAAAGAAATCTTGGCCCAGTTTCAAGGAAAGGAGACTACACAAATACCAGCTGAAGTCATTGAAAATCTAAAGTATCAAATCAAAAAAGAGAGAATTGAATGTTCTAAATTAACTTATTACAAGACTAAAGAGTTATTGAAGAAACTTGGATATAATAAATATTATGAACACATTAATTTTATTAAAGATAAATTAGGCATTAAACCTCCAATTATCTCTCAAGAGTTGGAAGAAACATTGTGCAACTTCTTTATGGAAATTCAATATCCTTATGCCAAACATTGTCCAGATTATCGTGTAAACTTTTTACATTATTATTATGTTCTTTACAAGTTGTTTGAATTGCTGGATGAAACACAGTATCTTCCAGAAATTCCAATGTTGAAGGATAGAGAGAAATTAATTGAACAAGACACCATTTGGAAAAAGATTTGCGAGGAATTAGATTGGGAATTTATTGCGACTATTTAAATTTAAATTTGAGTGTATGTTTATAATTTGTCCAATTGGCTTTCCAATCTACTTTTTTTTGCTTCTGCTTCTTCTAAAAGATTTGATAAAACCATATATCTATTGTATCGGTCTTGTGATAATGTGACATAAGCGTCTCTATCAGTTCTTATAGAGAATTTTGGCATAGAAGCTTCGTCTATCATGCGGCCTGTTACAACTGGTCTTACGGTTGCCAAAATTTGTTGACTTTCTGATGTTAATCTTTGTATAGTTGCTTTTACTTGGTCAAGTTCATCGTCTGCTGCAACTCTTCTTCTATAATAAACGTTTGACTCGCGCCAATTAGATTCAACTACTCTAACCCACCCAAGAGCTTTTGTTGCAGCATCTAATGCTGCATATTGTCGTTCATCTAAATGAATTTTGGGTGTATTTGTTGCTCGCAAATTTAAGTCATCGCTTGGTTGTCTTCTTCTATAAATAGTAGTTTGGTCCCATTGAGGGCCTTCGGTATCAAATGCAACCCAATTTTGTTTTTCTTGTTGAGGCAAACTGTCATATTCATCTTGCCTAATTCTAGCATTTGGGTCTCTTGCAATTTCTTGCATTCTTCTAGATGCAGTATCAATTCTTGCTCGTTGTGCTTCTTGGATTCTTCTTATTTTTTGATCACCGATTGAAGCACTTCCATTTTTTTTATGGAAACACTCGTCTGAATAATGACTTTGTTCTTCTTCTGGTAACCTAGCATAAACTCTATGTTCAACTTCTTGAGGCAGTTGTGCCCAAGTTCTAACTCCGCCGCGCATTGAACGTTTTTTCATGCCTTTGAAAATCTTGCTAGTTTTTTTTCCTCCTTTCATTCGTTTTTCTTTTCGTCTCTTTCCACCATGTCCAAGATCGCCAAATGATGTTGCAACATCAGAAAAACTATTATCACTAGACTCATCACTAGCTGCAGTTGTATTATTTGTTAAATTTACAGATTCATCGTCGCCAGCAGCATTAAATTGTCCCAATAGATTTGTGGCAACGGACCCATTAGCCATAGGTGGCGTAGTTGCATTACTCATGATTGATTCTGAAGTAGTGTTGTTTCTAGGTTCATCGTAATCATCTAAATCATGAATTGAACTGTTTGTTGAAATGTCAGTTAAAGGAGTAAGTTGTCCTCCGTGGCGTCTAGTTGCCTTTTTTAAATATCTTCTTCGCGATTTAAAGCTCTTCTTAGTTCTAGTCATTAATTATATAATAATATGATAAATTAATTATCGTATTATTGGAATTGTTGCAATATTAAAAAATGTTAAGTAACTTAAAGCCCACCTGGGAACCCAACAAGATTAGCACCAATGCCAAAACCGGCACCAGAACGAGTTGTCACAGCAATGCTGGGGACATAGGTATCCAAAATGCTAAATGTGGCAGCGGCAGTTAACGCAAGTAAAACAATCTCCTCAATGTTCAATGAGCGTTTAGGAATAGCATAGGCGGCAATAGCAACCATCAAACCTTCCACTAAGTACTTGATGACTCTTTTGACAAGCTCGGCAATATCAAACATCTATATTAAATAATAAGAAAAAAAAATATATTTTGCGATAAAAAAACTTAAAATCAATATATGTCTAAACTATAAAATGGGAGCTCAATCAAAAGTAAAAAACCCCGAAGGTTTAGAAGATGAAACACATGGTTTTGAAAAAAAAACCACTAAAACTGGAGAGATAAATCCTAAATATGTTGATGTTTTGGATGAAGACAAGCCTATTGCTGGACAAAAGTTTGTCTGCATTTCTTTTATTTCTCCTGAAAAAATTATTAAGCAAAAGGAGTTGTTCTTTTTTGAGGAATTCCTAAAGAAGTGGGAATTTTCAAAGAGTATGGAAAAGTTTGTTCAGTTTCTAAATTTCATTAGTTACAAATACAAGTTAACTTTTGATGATATTTCAAAGGACTTTAAGGAGTTTTTGACTGAAGAGCAGGCTGGTTTTGTGGATGGAGGCATGGAAGCTGACTACAAGACCTTTTTAGACCAAAATGAGGAAGATCTTGAGAACGCATTTAATACCAAAAATAGTTTCCAAACATCAACTCGTGGAATCAAGGTTCGTGGTGCTTATCCTACCACCGAAGAGGCCGAGTTGCGTTGCAAGATGTTGAGAGAGTTGGATCCCAATCACGATGTTTTTGTTGGTCCTATTGGTTTGTGGATGCCATGGGACCCCGAGGCTTACAAGACTGGTCGTGTGGAGTACATGGAGGATGAATTGAACCAGTTGATGCACGAGAAGAATAAGAACGAGAATTTTGCCAAGTCTGCATTTGACCAGCGCGTTAAGGAGACCAAGAAGAAGGCCATTGAGGAAAATATCAAGTTAGCCGAGAAGACAGGTGCAACTCTTACTCAAACTATTGACGAGGAGGGCAATCTCATTGGTGTTAGTAACATGAACACTCAAGAACGGTCATTGAAGGACCAAGAGGCAATTTCTGCTGCTGATATTCGCGCTGAACTGTTTGAGGGTGAGAATATTATTGTTGGTAAGACGGATAACGGTCAAAGCGAGCTTCTAAGCGGACCTTTTGCGGTAAAGGATAAGAGCGAGTAAAAATTCAAATTTCTAGATACATAAAATAAAAAGTATATTTTACATTTAAAATTGTTTGTTTGAATGTAAAACTAATAATAAAAAGAATGCAAAATTCATAATTATATATTAATAGATGCATTTCTTTGTGTAACATTTGTTGTGTCATCTGTAGTCATAATTTTTTTAAATTCATCTGTAGTTATATAATTTTCAAAAAAATTCTTCAGTTCGTTTCCACTTTTAAAGTTATATTTTTCATTTATTTCAAACAGCTTGTCGCATAATAAGACAGTTCTTAATCCAAAATTTATTTTGAATCTATCCCATTTATTTTTTAGTAGTTTAGACCTAAAAAATGCAGAAAAAAATATTAAATATCTAGAATCACTTACTGATGTCATACGTGAAGCCTGAATATAAAGACCTACAATTTGAAATATATAATTTGATACTATTAATGAATCAAGTTCAATATCTTTATTATGAGATGCTAGTTCTCTGACATGATGTTCCGTAGTAGGGTCGTCTTTTTGCCAAGGGAAAAAGAATGAATTTATTAAATTAGGACACGTCTCTTTATATTTTTCTAAAACATCCAATGTTTGAATATAAGTATCTTTAATTGATTGAATGGTATCTTTTACTATGCTGTCTTGATAATTTGATTTAAAAAGCAAATAGGTAATGTATATTCCCATTGCTAAAATAAATTGACTTGCTATAGGCATTCTCGTTACAAATCTGTCTAATAATGAATTTTTTTTATAGAATGTTGACGCATAGATTAATATTAATAAAAATATAAAAAAACTTAAGCCAATTGTAAGTGTATTTAACATGTTTTATATATATATTATGCGTATAAAAAAATGCGCTTGTTAAAATTAAAAGCACATTTTAAGAAAGGGTATTAATTACCATTTTGTCTTTTTGACGCTAATTTTTGGTCCCGCTCCACGTTTTTTTGCGTTATTTGGGTCATATTTTTCATCTTCTTCGTCTGAGTTGATGTCTTTACTTAGTTCCCAGAATTCTTTTGACCCTAATTTGAAGTCATTGTGAGAATCGGCCTTGTACCAGAATACTTGTTCATGTAATCTGTTGGATTTGGCGTTGTTACTAATCACTAAGCACTCATAATTTTCTGTACACTGGTCCATAACCTGACAAAACGACTCAAAAGTTGGAAACATTCCCGCATAATTCTCATAAATTCGTTTCCTATTCGCAATGTATGGTTCTCTCAAAATAAAAACATAATCTATGTTGGTTCTCAGTGTGGGAGGAATGCCCAAAGGATATTGCATTGTGATGATAAGCATGATCTTCCAATGACGTCCGTTCATAAAGAGAAGACGCATCATCTTGTCACGAGTCCATGTTCCATCATACAAACAGTCATCAAGAATTACGAATGCACGCGGATCAATTGTACTTCTCTTAAACGTCTCCATTTCTTTTTTAATCTGCTTTAAAACAGACTTTTGTCGTTTCAAAATATTCTCAACAATGGCAGTATTGTATTCATTGTGAATAAACAACTTTGGAACCATTTTTCCGTAGAAACCGTTGCCCTCTTCTGTTCCAGCGACCACAACACCAATAGGAATGTCTTGATGATAATACAACAAGTCTCTCACAAGAAAAGACTTGCCAGTGTCACGACGACCAATTAAGACTACGACTGGACCTTTAGATTCATTCGGTTTAAAACTAATTGTTTTCATATCAAATTTCCTTAGTTCTAAAGTCATATTACTGTTACTTTAGAAAATTCATTCAAATTAGAAAACGCACATTGTCTAAATTAAACATAATACAATTGTTAACAAATGAGTTAAAAAATTGTATTATTAATATATTATTTAGCTAATGGACAACACTACTCTTAAAATTCATTATGAAAAGAGAAAAAACTCAGAATTGTTCAAGTCTCTTCAAAAAGAAGACCTGACTTCTCTCTCTGACTTGCAAAATTATATTCCAATTTATAAGAGATTCTTCTCATTGAATGAAACCAATTATAATTCCTTGAACTTGAACAACAGTTGGTTTTTAACAGCCGTAAAAAATGGCGTCGCTGATAACAAAAATTTATACAATTGTTCAATTCAAAACATTGAAACTAGCAAAACCAAGAAAATGCAAGTATTTTTCAAAATGGCTCCTTTACTAGACCCATTCAAATACTTGATTGGCAAATACAACGCAAACGATCCCACATTATTTAAATTACCAAAGTTGACATCGGAAATTGGAAATGTCCACCCAAAGTTGTTGGATGCAAATAATTCTGCATATGTTGATGGTTTTTTCTCTTTTCTCTCAAGCAAACTTATTTACCATTATGATTTTGTAAACGGTGTTGATTATTATGGATCCTTTTTGGGAATTAAAAAAGAGTTTAAACTAAATATTGTTGATGACTTGGATTATCTTTGTAAATCAGAGTTCTTCAATAAATATAAAAATGTAAAATTTCAGGTTGAAGATTACAGTTTCTTATATGAAGAAGATAAACCCGACGTTAAACCTCCTATCAAAATAGATCACAATATAAGCAACAAATCTACATTGTCTATTAAGTCATTTGACAATACTATTTTTGAAGATATATTTTTATCAGAAAATCAATCAAATCACATGACATTGGATGATTTAAAAGAAAATAATATTGAATTGATTGATATTACAAATTCGGAATCTTTCAACGAGAGAGAAATGCGTACAACAACCATAAAATCATCATCTACTTGTTCATCAAGAACATCGCATACATCAAATGGTGAAAGCAGTAAAGGGTCGTCGTGCAATAACTGCAAAGATGAAGAAAATGAAAATGCGAATGATGCTGAAAGTGACAATGACGACAATTGGAGCGACGATAATTCAAGTTCATCAGAATCGTGCGAAGAACAACAGATATTTGCAACCATTCCAGAATTTCCAGTTCAAGTTATATGCATGGAAAATTGCGAAGACACTTTTGATAACTTGATTATGACAAACGAGTTGAAACACGGTGAATGGTTTTCGGCACTATTTCAAATAATAATGATATTAACTACATACCAGAAGGCGTTTTCTTTTACACACAATGATTTACACACAAATAATGTCATGTATAACTCAACCGATGTTAAGTACATTTATTATTGTTATAAAAAGACGTATTACAAGGTTCCAACATATGGTCGTATTTTTAAAATGATTGATTTTGGAAGAGCCATTTATAAATTTGATGGTAAACTTTTTTGCAGTGACAGCTATCAACCAGGCGGAGATGCCTCTACGCAATATAACACTGAACCATATTTTAATGAAAAGAAACCGCGTTTAGAACCAAACTATAGCTTTGACTTGTGTCGGTTAGCGTGTTCTATTTTTGATTATGTTATTGATGACCTAGATGAGATAATAGATTTTGATAAATGTGAACCAATTGTTAAGCTAATTTATGAATGGTGTTTAGACGACAATGGTATAAATATCCTTTATAAGAACAACGGTGTAGAGAGATATCCAGATTTTAAGTTATACAAAATGATTGCTAGATGCGTTCATCATCATACACCGCAAGCCCAGCTTGAGAGAGAAGAGTTTAAAGTGTATGTTACACCAAAATCCAATATTCCTCAAAACGAAACAATTGTTAATATAGACAATATTCCTAACTTTTCTACTGAAACAACTATTATTTCTAACGTTGGTGTTTAAATTTTAAAGTTATTTTATTTGCCATAGTTATAATACTGCTAAATGACTTTTAGTCCAGATAACTTTGGGTTTATAATTACAAGACATGTAAATTCAGATACAACCAACAAGTATTGGAATGAATGTATAAGACATATTAGAGGTCAATATCCTTTAAAAAAAATTGTTGTAATTGATGACAACAGCGACAAAAAGTTTTTAAAAGCAGAATATGAATATAGAAATGTGGAATATGTTGACTCTGAGTATCATGGGCGAGGTGAGCTGTTGCCATATTATTATTTTTACAAAAATCATTACTTTGACAACGCGGTCATAATTCATGATAGTGTCTTTATGCAAAAACGCGTTCCATTTGAACATCTTATTAAAAAGGGAATAAAGGTTTTACCATTATGGCATTTTAATTCCGAAAAAAAAGAAAACATTAATAACACCGTAAGAATCGTAAACGGTCTTATAAACAACTATGACATAATGATTAATCTCTTGAATAATAAAGAATTTGATGTTTTGGGTCCAACAAATAAAGAAATATGGTCAGGTTGTTTTGGAGTACAGAGTTTTATTAATCGTGATTTTCTAATTGGATTAAAGAATAAATATAACCTGTTCAACATGTTGAACTTTATTAATTCTAGGTCTGACCGATGTTGTTTAGAGAGAATAATGGGAGTTATATTCTTTGTTGAATACTTGAGATTATTAAAAATACCTTCATTATTTGGTGATATTAAATCATACTGTGAGTGGGGCTACACTTACCAAGAGCATTGTGAGAATATTCGCAATAAAAAAATACTTCGGCTGCCTGCGGTAAAAGTATGGAGTGGAAGATGACTTGTTTTTTATTTTTATTTTTATTATGTATTGACTTCAAGCTTGACATCTTCAAAGTCCAATGATTCGTGCATTACATAAATATCCTCAATAGCGTAAAGCTCGCACTTTTCACGGTAACTAAAACTACTAAAACAAACCGTGTCAAATGTTTCAAATTGATATCCAAAAGTACACGTTAAATCAGATGTCACTGGCTTGCCTTTCTTAGTATGCTTCAAAATTGTCAAGTCAGCCGCACGAATAGCAACGCCATAGCAATTAAGATAAACAACTTCATCGGTTTCAGGCAGATACATTATATATTTGCCGTTGCGCTTGAGACGAGCGTCTACATTTCTATCGGTATTAATTTTTACTAGACCCTTACCAGCAAGTGTGATTCTTGATTGTAGGATTTCTTCCGCAATCATATTTGTGAATTTAAAAGCAGTGTTAATTTTATTTATCATTTCAATTTTTTTCGGAACAAAAAAAAATTGAATTACTTTTCAAAATTTTGGTGAGAGATAAAAACCATTCAATTTTCAATCATGAATTGTGCTATCATGCCAAACTTACCTGTGAATATTGTGAATCGCATCATCAGGGATGCAGCAATTTTACATGGAGAGAAAAGTGTCCCCAAGTTTACATTTAGCAAAGCCCAGCAGCAATACATTTACAGAGCCAAGTTTTGCAAAAGATATCTGAGACAGTTTGCAAATGTGGAACGACTGCTTCGTTTCAAGTTGCAGAACCCTCCAGAGTTCACACTGATTCTACCGACAACGGTTGACACACCATTCAGAGAGCTAGCAAGATTCCGCAACTCTGATCAAACCCCAGAAGAGAGAGAAGCAACCGTGTCACGCATGAGACCTGCAACAATCGTGAAATTTCCTAAAAAAACGCACACTTATCCAGACGGTGTTGAGATGGAATACAGGTATTCTTACTGCTCGTTTGACAATGGGCATGTATTCATTGAAAAAAATACTCTTGACGATGATGACGACTATTATCTCTCCTTCTATCGCGGACACATTTGTCTAGACGGTAGAACCTTTCCCATCTTTGACATGCCCGAGTCGTTGCACAATTACCAAGAAACTAATCCGCATGGAATTGACAACTGCACCGAAATAAAGTTTCTAGAAAAGGAGTTGGGACAAAAGGCGCGTCTTCCTAATCGTAGTCCAACTAGTTACGCTGTTTATAATGAAGAAAAAAATGAGTGGTGTTGGAGCAACAATTGTGTCTTTTCAGAAAAAGAAGCAAGGTTTTTGGATCCCTTTTACGAGGAGCCGGAGGACTATTACAGCGAATAAAAATAATCTTTAGTTATTTTATATATGCAAAAAAAAACACAAAAAGGGGGCGTTCTTATAAAAACAAATCCAGAAGAAGCTATAAATTTTTTTATTGAAAATTGTAGCAAAATTAATTGGTTAAGAGAAACAGCAAATTCAGCTAGTGGAGTAATTTTTGAATGCATTTTAAAGGAAGGAGTTGTGTCACCTTATGAAATGATTCGTTCAACTAATTTTAAATCGCCTGTTAAAAAAATACTTATAAAAATTGTTGGAATTCGTTCAGAGGTTCGCGGTGAATATGACGATGATGTATGGACCGTTCCATTTAAAACTGTTTCACCACCGTTGGCTGTTAAAAATTTAGAAAAGGAAGAAACCTTTGAAAGAGAAATAAATATACAAACTGATATATTTTTAAAGACTATTTCTTATTTAAACCCATTGTGTCCAGCACCAATTTATGCATCTATTAAGAAGGATAAAGCTAATGCAATTGAATTTATGTCTAAGTTGAAAATTCCTGATGAACATGGGCTATTTTCTAACGCAACCAATAGATTAATAACTGTAATTATTGAAAAAATTACAGATGGTTCAATCCCATATTTAGGTGTTTTGGGAATGGAAATAGCAGATGGTTATGAAACATTTTTTGACTTTTATTCCAGGGGTTCAATGAGGGATAATATTAGAACTTATGAAAATATGATAAGGTTAAAAAATCTAGAATTAGCATTAAAAACAGGTTATTCTCAGGGAGATTTTCACACTGGAAATATGTTAGTAAATCCGTCAGTTACTGGTTATTATAGTGGAATTCCAGGAAATGCACTAATAATAGACTTTGGTTACGCAAATAAAATACCGTCAGAAAAGTTGCAAGAGATAAAGCAGTTAGTATCTGAGAATAAATTTGCCGAAGCTTTAAAAATATTTAATACACTTGTTCGTTCGGATAACCTACCATTAAGTGAAAATCCAGAGGTTTATGGGTGGTTGTCTTATAATTTTGACAATGTAACTAGTCTGGGTGTTGTATATGATATGCCTCATGAACTTGCGGAAGAAAATGTAAAATTACTTGCTTTAAAACAGGCAGAAGAGACTGCAACTGATGAAA